TGAATCCACTTCCAAAGATTGCAACAACGCCGCCATTTCATCCAATTGTTCGGGTGTGGCGTTCTCGTAATCAAACAACGCATCGTCCGACACTTTGCGCGATTCATTTGATTCGCCGAATCCTTGGTCGCGCAAATCTTTGATTGCGCTTTTGAAATCACCATTGTGACCCAATACAACGAAACATTGGAATGCGTCGTGCGCTTTTTCCGCCTCGAATTGTGTGGATGTCGTAAATGGGAAAAACAAACCCGAATCTTTGAAGATGACACCAGATGTTTCCGATGTTGTTTCGCCCGTTCGCAACAAATACGTCATTCGTGCGTTTTCCCGAACGATTGTCCATCCGTAATGCAACAAGACATCCAACGTGGTGTTCGTCGCTCTAAATTCACCCCACGGCGTTGAATCGTCCGAATCGCTATCCAATACCGATTCCGTTGGTTGATTCTTTATTGGTTCGGGTTGCGGAATGGTGGCGTCCATCATTTTGGCGCACATCCAAATCACGTTCCGTTCGTCGGGGCTGACTTCAACGACGTCGGTGATTTTTCCGAGGATTTTATATCCCTTTGTCGGCCAAACAACGATTTGACCACCCTTTCCGCGTGTTTAGAATATTACTTCGCCCTTGCTATTCTTTGCCAACTTTTCGTTTCCCGCAATTTCCGAACATTTGAAAATCCAATGGAAACCGCCCGATTGCGTTTGTTGGATAATCATTTTGTTGATGAGGTCGGGTGCGTTGTCCTCAATCAATTCCTTGAATTCATTGTATTCGTCACCCTCAAAATATTTGGCGTCAATGTCCAAACATTGGATTCCATCGAAACCCATGACCAGACCGATGCCGTTGGTCTTATCAAAAACGCTTAAATCTTCAATCGGTGTTTCCGCGTGTTGTTGCCATCCTTTCAGCAATGGCCGTTTTGAATTGCGAACCAAGGGAATTGGGGAAAATCCGTGGTCGCGATATTTCTGGGCAATCTTTTTGATGTCCATTCGTTTTTTGCTCTTTGTTGTGTGTTATCTAATCAACGCCCAATTGTCACAATTGCGCGAATATCTTTTGGGCGTCAATGTTATTGACTTACGCCCCTTTAATTCCTTAAAAGGAAAAATGAACCAACGGCGATTCACCACGTCATAACATATGACAAAATCAACGTTTTGATATTGGTCGAAAACGCAAGTGATTTCCGCGTGGTGTTTCTTGATGTATGTCGCCGACTTCACTTGTATCGTCACGAAACGATTCCCGCGGAACGCTATCATGTCAACTTCCGATTGATGGACAAAAGGAAAGGCAACGTGCCAATCCCTTTGAATCAATTCCGCGGCACATCGCAATTCGGCCAACGCGCCGTTTTTGTGGTTGTCGTGAATCATTTGATTTTCGACAAATAGTCATCGTAGCTTTTCGCGATGAAATACACGCCACCAGAATCATTGATTTCCTTTTCAATTTCTTTTTGGTCGGCGGATTGTCTGTCCTTTCCGATTTTCACTTCAATGCCGTAAAACTTGCCGTCAATGATTCCAATGATGTCGGGAATGCCTTTCCGCTGGACGCCCTTCCGATATACGTTCCTTTTCTTATCGTACACCGCGCCGTTGTTTATACGATACGCCGCGCCACCGCGGACGTGGTACATATCCCAAATGATTGTTTTTGTCAAATCATTGGCGGTGGTGTCTTTGAATCTTTGTTTTACCAATGCGTGCGGTGGCAACATTGGGTGTTTTTCGGCTTTCAGTTCGTCGGCTAATTTGCCCAACTCTTTTAAATTCTTGGGAATCCAATTCATTGTTGATTCTTTTATTGGCGGAATGCTCAATCATTCTTATGATGTGTTCTTTGTCCATTGCCTTGAAATGCTCTTTGGCAAGTGACCAACAAACACGTTCGAAATCATTCAAGTATTTGTCGTTCATATTTCTGTAATTTATTCCAGAATTCCAAATACTTCATTTTACGCATTTCAATTTCCATTTCAACGTCTGGGTCGTTGCGATGAACTCGGAAAATAAACAATTTTTTTTGAATGCGCGGGTCGAACGAAACGAAATCCATCCATTGCAAAGAATCAATGACAATAAAATAGTGCATCACTTGCGCTTTGTATTGTGCGGGAATCTTGTTCATTCTTAAATATTCAACGTGCTTTTTCGTTGATGGACATTTGATTTCCACGCCGCCAATTGGCACGTCCTTTTCATAGACCAGCGCGTCGGGACTAATAGCTAAAAAATCATGTTCGTCGTGAATGCAAAAACCGATTTCCCTTGCATCGTTTCCCGTTCTCATTCTGTATTCATCCAACGCCACGGGTTCCATCATGATGCCGTGCATCATTGCTTGCGTTGTTGGTGATTCAATAATCTCGCCCGACAATCGTTCGGCGATTAACTCATCGACAAACGTCAAATTGTTTGACTTGAAAATGTTCGCACATCGCGAACCCGTAATGACACCCAAACGCATTTCGAACCATTCGCGTGACCTTTGTTCAACATTCTTGATTTTCATAAATCTTGATTTATTATTCTGTTTAATTCTTTAATATCGTGCAATTGTGAAATCCTCAAATCATGCGCCGCCGCACGATATGTTAAAACCGACCCGTTGTCGCGAATCTTCTGTTCACCTTTTGCTATGAATGTGGCATCTTCAAAAAACATCTTTTTAGACCGCCATCCGCAAATCGTCGTTTCGTTGGTCTTTGTGTTGTGACTGCAAAAAACATAGGTGTGGACGTTATAGGTTTTTTGAGTGTCTAAAATATAGACGTCAAAATGTGGCTTTGGATTTATACCGCGCGCAATCGTTTTCACGTCAATCGTCATTCCATTACTTGCGACAATATCCACGCCGTCGTCAAACCCTTCTTTGCTTCGATATTCTTCGACATCAATTCCAAGATATTGGCGGACGACATATTCACCCAACAATCCAATATATTGGTCTTTTCGTGACCCGTCAAACCGACCGCGGTTTCCAAGATTGTGACGCCCCAAATATTTCCAAATGCGTGCGCGTTGTTCTTCTGGTACAATCACCGAAATCATGCGTGATGTTTTTTGCGGTGTTCTTCAAATAGTCGTTCACCAACCGCGCCCAATAAAACTTTGGCCGACATGATGCGTTTTCGTTCTTCGATTCCTTGACGCCATTTTGAATGGTCATCGCTTCGTTCAAAATGCCAATCGTGTTGTTCCAGCATTTGGATGAATTTTTCCTTTGTCATTGTTCAATCCTTTTCGATTCCGTTTTCTTTTAAATCACGATAACACAATTGAATCATGGTCATCGTTTTGTTGGGGCAATTGCAATTCATTACAAACTAATTGTAGGGTGTGCATAAACATAAGCTAAAGCCAGTACGCTTAGAGCAAATATGCAAATCGTAAACACTAAAAGGTAGAATAGTATTCTTGTGGCTTTTTCTCTTTCACTCATCTCTCTTTGGTTTTAAATTGTTATTGGGGGTTATGCACCATAAATCACAACCTTATCAAAGCTTAATCCACCCCAGTATCTAATTATGATACTTTTCCTTTTTGTAGCAAATTCAACACTTGGGTATTTGCATTTTAAATCAAATAATATTTTCATCTCTCTTTGGTGTTAAAGGTTTTGTTGTACCATTCCTCACCCGTGACTATTGTAGGGTCTATTTGACTATCGTACACTTTTTTATTGCCGTGTGTTTTGATTAGAAGAACTTTCTCTTTCTCAAGTATATATTCTTGAATGAACATTTTGCAATCATCAAGGTGGTCAAATTCTTCATTGTTGATTTTTTCAATCAACTCTTGTATTGGTGTTTTCATCTCTCTTTGATATTAAGATTCGACAAATTATCCAACGCATCCCCAAAATCAACACCAGCGATTTGGCGTTCGGGTTCGCGGTGTTCATCGACCACCATTTTCAACGCGACCAATTCTTCCAACGACAAATTCAAAATCATTTCAACTTGACCTTGAATCGTCGTCATCAATTCTTCATCCGTGGAATCCAACGCGCCCAATGGACCGCGAATCGCCCGTTCGATTTCCGTTTCCAACCGCCCCATCATTTTTTTGATGTTCTGGCGGTACAATCGTGTTCCCTTCATCGTGTCCATCTGTTCCAATGTCGCTTGGTACAATGCCACCAATTTGATGGCCTCTTTGAATGTTGTGAATCTTTCCATTGCTCTAAAATTTCAACCACCTTTTGCGGCGTTGGTATTTCCTAATCAATCGCGCGTTGTTGTTCAATAGGTTCACAACGTCGTCGTTCCATTGCGTTGCGCTGGCCACCAACATCGTGTTCAATGAATCCCATTGCAATTCCACAATGTATCGGTCCACAAACATTTTGTGACGCCTCTTTCGAATTATCCTTTTAAACATAGGCGTCCAACTTTTCACGCAACGATTCATTTTCACGTTGCAGTTCACCGACTTGTTCTAACAATTCGTGAATCTGTTCTTTTCGCAACTCGCGTTCTTTCTTCGCGTGTCTTGCGCGGTCATCATATTCCGCCAACACTTCCATCAATCGTTCGTAGATTTCAACGTATTGCGGCAACATCATGAATGATTCATGATTCTTGAAATGGTGCAAAATGGTGGCGTGGTTCTTCCCAAAGAATTGGCCAATTTGCGTCGCGGAATAATATCCGCGACACACATTGAACAACGCCGCCCGTGGAATGACGACGGCTTCTTTTCTGGTCTTTTCCATTGCATCGACATTGTATTCGTCGCGCAACACCTTGACCATTTCTTCCATCATCATAATTGGTCTAACGTTCATAACTCAAACAATTAAAATGGTAAATCATCTTCGTCATCGTCAAACGCTTGCGACGCCGTGGCGACTTGCGGTTTGTTCGATGCAACCGATTTTGTTTGTTCGTCCGTTAATTCAGGTAAATCTGGCAACCCATCAAACAACGCGTCGGAATCCGTCACCGCGTATTCAACCAAATTGGTGATGACGAATGCCGACAACCAAATGGACAAACCTTTTTTCCCTTTGTGTTCCCATTTCTTAATCCACACATTGGCGCGAATCTCACTTCCGTCACCAATCAATCCGTCGAACGCTTGGCGGTTGGCCAAATACGCTTTCGGGATGTTGATGGACTTAATCTTCACGACGGGAACGTCATGTTTGAAATTTCCTTGCGGGTCTTTGGCACGAACGTGGTCCAAAATTCCAAGGTCGGTCAATTGCTTGATGGACGCTTTGTCCAACTCAAGGTCGCAACCATACTTTTCCGACATCTGGTCGGGTCCCGATTCATTGGTCATTCGGGCGTACTTCACAGAACCCGACAAGATGGTTCCGTGTCCTTTTGCAAAATCTACTTTTGCCATAATTTAAAAAATGTTATTGACGCCATCATTGTTGTGTTGATTCGGGGCGTCGTTCCGAATCTTTATTGATATTGAATTGGCAAATCTGGCGTCGTGATGTGGTTGATTGCAGAAAGCAATCCAGCCATCAACACGAAAACCATCAATGTCAAAATTGTCAAAACGATTGGGGGGTAATTCTTGAGAATCCAATTTTTCATTTGCTCTTTGTTTTTCTCATTTGTGATTTTTTAATTCCGAACCATTTATAACCCGAATGACTTAAATAATGCCAACAATCCCACATGACTTTTTCTTCACTTTGGGTCATTGGTCTACCCGATAAATATTGCGCCCTTAATGACAAATAAAGACATTTGTTTTGATTGAATGTGTTTTTGTGAACGTTCATCTTTGTTTTTGTTTTAAAATTATTCAGACAATTTGTTTGATTCGATACACATTTTGATTCGTGTTAATGTTGTGTCCAAACTAATGAAAACACCATTTTTCATGATTCTGTATTTTCCTCTTAAATGTGAAAAAGAAAAATTGAACACATCTTCGTCGTTTGTAAATGTGACAATTTCTTGTTCGAAAACCAATCTGTTTTTTAAATCTTGTATTTTCATCTTGTCTTTGTTTTTGTTTAACAATGCTAATATATAACGAATAATTTAAATACACAATATGTGAACAAAAATAATTGTGAATAATTGCATTAATAATCCATCACGCCAAATCTTGCCATTCATTCATAAAAATTTTAATTTGGCTAAGTGGCTTTGCCCCTCGGGGCGGGGGCAGAACACATAGACAAATTAAAGAATAAATTTTTTCATAAAAAACAATCGTTTTTGCTCTTTGACGAATTGTTGTGTGAAAACCCAGACGAACCCATTCGGAACGTTTGGGTTTTTTTAATGGCATAAAAAAGGGACGTCCATAAGAACGCCCCCACAACAACAAAACAATCGGTCGCCCGATTGTACGTTTTGCGCTATTTCGTCAACCTCATCGCCCACATGATGACCAGAATGGACACCACCAACCAAAGAACCGTCATGGTCTTGCGATACCATTCCGAACGTTTTGGTTCCTTAAAAATGATTCGGTCCACCATTATTTCATCCACGAAACGGATGGTGTCGGGTGGGCAAACCACATCAATGCGGATGGTGTCATGTATCTTTTGAACGCGAACGACCGCATTGTCTTTTTTGATTTCCCGAACGATTGTGTCCCGAACGACCAATGTGTCCGTCAATCGTATTTCGTCCGTCACGAACGTTGTGTCGACCTTCACAATCGTGTCGTTCATGATTGTTGGGTCTTTGGCAATCGCACGTTTTAGGTGATACGATGCACCACACGATTGAAGAATCGCGGCGGTGATTACGACCCACACGAATCGCATTCGTCTGGATTTTGGATGTTGCATTGTTCGGGTTGTTCTTGACTTTCTAAATCTTCGACCCATTGGTCGAAATCGGTTTTTGAATCTGCCATCTACTTTTTGTTTTTCTTTTGTTCGTTCATAATATACCAGCGTTGTAAGGTATAACCGATGGACGCCAAAAGCAAAACAAGTTTCAATGTGGCTTCAATGTTGGTGAACGTGACCGCCATGGTCAATGTGTTGATGGTGTACAATTTTAGGTCGTGGATTGACATGGGTTATTTTTTAAGGGATGAAAACTTTTCCAACCCAGCGATTCCAAACGAACCCAATGTCACGATGACAAATGAATTGTAAATGAAATCATTGATTGAAATGTTGGTGATGACGTCAAGTAACATGACCAACACCATGACCGCAAAAGAAAGAAAACCAATGATTGTTTTTTCATTCCAATCGTTGTCGTTTTTGAATATCTGGGCAAATCGTTTCATTTATTCTTCTGCCTTTGGTGTTGGTTTGGATTTCTTTGGTGTGGCTTTCTTCACCTTAATGGTGGGAACGCCAAATTCTTTT